CAAAAGCTTTAATAACTGCTAACAAACCACAGTTTAGAGTATCCCCAAGAGAAGATAGTGATAATTCAGTAGCTCAGGCTATGAATGGATTATTGGAATATATATGGCAGATATCTGAAGGAAACAGTGTTCTCAGAAGAGTTGTAGATGATTATTACGTAACTGGGCTTGGATGTGCACTTGTCGCAATAGACCCAATGATGGATATGGGCAAAGGTGAGGTATGCATACACGATATAGACCCACTTGATGTATATATTGATCCCAATTCAAGACATCCTTTTGCAGATGATGCTGAAAATATTATTATATCAAGATTATATACAAAAGATCAAGCAAAAGCATTGTATCCAATGTATAAGAAAGCAATTGGAAATGCTAATACTGAAACACATTTAACTGATAGACCTCAAACCGCTAGAGAGGATGATGGTGAGACTACTTGGCCTGAATCTACAGAAACTCAGACAATAGCTAATTTTGGTGAGAGTAAAGAATATATTAGAGGATATGAGAGATACTATCAAATAATGGTTGATCATTATAGAATCTTTGAGGGATTTAGTGGCAATGAAGATTTATTAGATGATGAAGATTATAAAGAGTATTTAGAACAACCAGCTTGGATTATACAGGGACAGGTAGTTGATAATGAGGAACAAGCTATGATGGCTATTCAGCAATTAGAGCAAATGTTTCAACAGAAGGTACAAGAAGGTAGAGCTCAAGGGAGAATGGACTTACCTCAGAAGCCAGAAATAGAGAAAGTAGATTTTAAAGAATTAGTTAATAGAGGAATGGTAGATGTTGTTGTAGTACCAACTAGAAGAATTAAACAATGTGTAATTATGGGCGATAAGCATCTTTATTCTCGTGTTCTCCCTATAGATAAGTATCCTATAGTATTCTTTATGAATCAGCATACTCGTACACCCTATCCAATGTCAGATGTTCGCATGGTTAAGGGTATGCAGGAATACATTAATAAAACGAGAAGTCTTATTATCGCCCATGCTACTACTAGTACAAATACAAAGATTTTAATACCATCAGGTTCGGTAGATATGCGGGAGTTTGAGCAGAAGTGGGCTCAGCCTGGAGTAGCCATCGAAGTCGATTTTGACCAGGGTCAACCTACCCCAGTTCAGCCAACTCCCCTACCGAATGAATTATATTCAAATGAAAATACAGCTAAGAACGATATAGACCATCAACTTGGCTTATATGAAATGACTATGGGAAATTCTGCTGTAGCTCCTCATACTTATAAAGCTACAGTAAGTTTAGATGAATTTGGTCAACGTAAGATGAAAAGTAAACTAGCTGATATTGAAGCTGGATTAAATAGACTTGGTCAGATAGCTATACCAATAATGCAACAATTGTATACAACTCAAAAAATAGTGAGGCTTATACAGCCCAATAACTCAATAAATGAATATACTATCAATAAGAGACTATACGATGATAAGTCAGGCGAGATTGAAGTATTGAATGATATTACAGTTGGTAAGTATGACGTTGTTGTCGTAACAGGTTCTACAATGCCTACGAATAGAATGGCACAGTTAGAAATGTATATGGATGCTTATGAAAAAGGTATTATTGATAAGCAAGAAGTTTTAAAGAAGACAGAAGTCTTCGATATGCAGGGTGTCCTGCAGAGAACAGATTTGATACAACAGTTGCAGTCGCAATTAGAGCAGGCAACTGAGACTATCAAGCAAATGCAAGGAGACTTGCAAACAAGAGAGCGTGAAATATATCACGCCAAAATGAAAGCCGAAATCGAAAAAACAAAGTCCAATTTGAAGGGAACTGAGAATAGGGCGAAAATGTCTGGCACTCTATTTGAGAAACGCCTAGATGACGCTTTAGGGCAAGTTAAAAAAGAGGTCGGAGAGGCCTCAAAAACAGATTCACCTTCTTCAAGCCCTAAGAAGAAGCAGTCTAAAAAATAGGAGATATTATGGCAGAAGTAGAACAAGTGACTACCCCTGACCCTGAAGTTCATTCAGTTGATCCTCAGGATGAAGGCTCATTAGTCGATGATGTCATATTCGGTGGTGAAGAAGGTTCTGTATCAGAAGCCTTCGATGCGCAAGATGATGCTCCATTAGAACCTGAAATAGCGGTTCAACAAGAGCAAGTTGCTAACGAAGAGCCCTCTGTAGAGGTAAAACCTGATAATGATGAAGTTAGGTATCAGTATTGGCAATCTCAAGCTGACAAGATGCGTAATGAGCGTGACCAGTTGCAGCAGCAATTTAATCAAGTTGCTACCCAACAGGTTACTCAACCGCAACAAGAAGCTGAGGTTGAGCCTGAACCTGAATTTCCAGCGCCACCAGAGAAGCCGCAAAAACCTTATAATTTTTCAATGGATGAAGCAATGGCTGATCCTGCATCTGAAAGTGCTAGATTTGTTCAGCAAGAACAAACTTGGCGTGGCGAAATGGATGAATACAAGAACTTACAGTTCGAGTACCAGATGGCAATGATGCAAGATGAGAGAGAAAAGATACGAACTGAACGTCAAAATGATATTCAGCGTCGTGAGGCAGAGTCGCAGCAGATAGAGCAAATTAATGGAGTCAGATCGCAAGTGATGGACAAGTATAAAGTTGACCATCAAACTGCAGATGATTTTATAAGAGTAATGTCTGATCCGTCCTCTGTTAACATTGATAATCTTTGGAGATTATATGCTACTGATAAGGGTCTAGGTTCCCCTCAACCACAAACTAAAGCTCCCTCAGGGGAATTTCAGCAAGTGAAGAGGGCACAGCAAGTACCCGCATCAATGGGGGTTATGCCTTCTCAAACTGGACAGAATGAGGGTTCTATAGAAGACAAGATTATAGACAGCATGATTGATGACTATAATAAACAGAATCCTTGGAGTTAAAACTAAAAGGAGTATACGATGGCAAATGTATATAGTATAACCAGCGGTGCTGGTATGCAATCGTCCTCAATTGATCATTCTAGACGGATGTACAATTTTGGCGAAAAAGTTGCTGAACTCGCTCCTAAACAGTCTCCATTCTTTACATATTTGTCTAAAGTAGCAAAAAAGCCTACTGATGATCCTGTTTTTAAATTTTTAGAACAGCGTCATCAATGGCAGCGTCGTAATTTTGAAGTTGTAGCCGCAATTTCCACTGGTTCTTTAACCGCTGGAACTGAGGGTACACTTGCAAACGTACAATGCGATTGCCTTTATGACCAATATGGTCGTGTAGTAACAACAGCAACTCAGCCTAATTTCATATTGAATCATCAGATGTTAGCTATTGAAGCAACTTATGATGCAAATGGCAGTGGAGCACCTGGGGAAGACCCAGTTATAGCTTATGTTCAAGTTACTGCAAATCCTGATCTTACTGCCAATGCTGCGTATGCAGAAGTAGATATTAAGATAAAGAAACTTATGCATGTACCCACAAGCAGTGCTTCTGGTGAACAAGTATGGGCTTCTAGCTCTAAAGTCCACTTTGCTGCAAATGCAAAAGGGCAAATTGTTGGATCAGCTTTTGCTGAAGGATCAACTGATCCTGAAGGATGGAAAGACGAGTTCTATGATAGAGAAGGATATTGTCAAATTTTTAAAACGGCAATCTCTTTATTTAGTGGAACTTCATTAGCTACCCGCTATCGTGGTGTATCTAATGAGTACAAGCGAGTATGGCAAGAAAAGTTAATGGAACACAAAATGGACTTAGAACATGCAATGTTATTTGGTGTTGGATCAGATGATTCTACATCGACAGGGCCTGTTAGACGTTCATGGGGTATCGTACCCTACACAGAAGCTTATGGAAAGATAAAGACATTTTCATATGCAACTGCGTCATACGATGACTTTATTGACGCAATGGAAGATGTTTTCTCACCTGAATCAGGTAATAGTGGAAACAAACTTGTACTTGCATCACGTAGAGTATTAAGTTACTTTAACAAACTTGGCGGAAGTTCTTTCTTAGGAAACACAATGGCGCTTGGTCACACTACAACTACAAATGGTTCAAACTATGCAGCAGCATCGAATGGCTATTCTGTAGATATCCAAAATGTTAAAGGTTCTTTCGGACATAATGTAACACGCGTAAATACACTTTACGGTGACTTACATCTTGTTGAGCAACCTTTATTCAGAGGAATGTGGGAAGACTATGCTATCATGGTTGACATGAAGAACGTAGCTTACCGTCCATTAGCTGCTAATGGCACATCGAGAGATACGCACATTATCACTAATGTACAAGACAATAACGTTGACGGAAGGAAAGATCAAATCTTAACCGAAGCTGGTTTAGAAATATCTTTACCTGAAACTCACACCTTGTTAAAGTTCGCGTAAATCAGTAATTTAAGGGGGGCTTTTTAGCCCCCCTAACTGAAAGGAAAGAAAAAAATGGGAAGAATGAGTCAAACATCTTTATTGTATACAGATGCTAGTTCTATTACGACCAATGTAACTACTCATACAAAAAGCTCAGCGGTATATGTTGGTGTAGCTGGTAACTATGAGTTATATGTAAATGGAGCTTGGGTACATTTTAAGGCCGTGCCTGCAGGTACTGTTTTAAATATAGAAGCAACAGGTGCTCGTGATCAGGCCGATGGTTCTGCTTGCGCAGCTGGTGAAATTGTATTTTTAAGATAAAGATATGAAAATAGTAACAAGTAATGATGTCGGTGGCCCTTGGCAATCTGGAAAAGAAGAAGTCAATGATAATAGTCGCAGACAACAGAATATAAAAAATCGTGGCAAGATAAAAGTTATAAAGAAAAGAAAGAAATAATGGGCCCAGCGATAGCAAAAGTAGTTGTTAGTGCAATAAAAAATAATAGAAAAGCAGTTATAAAACATTATGCTACTAAATATCGCATGTCCGAAAGAGCTTTAAAAAGCACAGCAAAGAGGATAAGTAAGAAAACTCCTAAAACTAAAAAGATGAGTAAGAGTGAAAAAATGGCTAGAACAAGACAAGGACAAATAGTATAATGGCATTTAATGCTGAAATAGGTAATTATGCTGGAGAGACTGATGCATATCCAAATGCTATATCTAAGTTTTTAGCAAATGGTGTACAGTGGATTATTACTATGGTAGAGAAAACTAATCCAGATATGTTACCACTATTTGCTTCTTTGCAAACCTTAAACGATACAACAAGAACATTATCATTAGCTACTAATTCTAAAATTATAGATATAGTAAGAAGAAATGGAAATGCAAGTACTGGAGAAGAGCTAAAATGTAGCCCAATAAATGCAGCTTTTAGAAGCAATGCTAAGAATACTGACAGTATTTATTACGCAAGTAAAGATTCTCCAGTTTATTATATTGATAACGCAGTTCTCAATGTTTTACCAATCCCAGATAATAATGAAATAGTAAAGATAAGTATAGTCTTACCTGACACTTCAGTTGCAGGAACAGATAGCGCAATAGATAACTTTCCTTCTGAAATGTATCATGGGGTAGTTCTATATGCAGCAGCTCAGTTATTACATCATAAGATGGCTGCTTTAAATGCTAAGTTACCTACTGATCTAGATGCGGATACTACTGCTTTTGATATGATAGATGATTTAAACACTTCTTTATCAATGGGTGATGTTACTGTACCTGCGGCTTTTAGCGATACTAATGTTGGTGATGTGCCTACTTTAAATATTAGCACTTCTCATAATGCTGAATATTTAGACGCGTTAGCTTCTGCGAAGAATCTTATAGATATTGGAATAACAACTGATGAGGCAGCAGGTACTAATGATGATGCTGTTGTATTTAGCGCTGGATATTGGTTAAAAGACGAAGATGAGGAAATGGTTCAGTCTACTTTAACAGTAGCTGCTCAAGAATTACAAAGAGCTTCTAGTTATCTTTCTAAGTTTCAAGCAGATATTAATAAAGAAGTTCAAGAGTTTACTGTTGATATGCAGACCTATCAAGCTAAGGTAGCTGAAGAATCTGCTAAGTCCAGTATTGATACAACGAGGTTCCAAGCAGAATTGGGATTAAGACAGGCCCAAGCTCAGGAAGCTCTTGCGGAGTTCAATGCTAATGTCCAAAAAAAGATTAGTCTTTATACAACGATTATAAGTAAATTGAACACAGATTACCAGTGGCTACAAAGTCAGTATCAGGTTGTAAAAGCAGAGCTGTCTGAATTTATGGCTCCTTATACTCAAGCTGGTATACTTGACAGTACAGCAGAAGGAGTAAGACGTTGAAATTAAAAGAAATGGTTGAATTAGTACAGCAACATCATCCCGATCTCGGCGTTACAGAGATAGTTAAGATGTTAAATACTGCTCAAGAGGAGTATAGTCAAAGAACAAGAATGCTTGAAAAAGCTACTCAGTTTGATCTAGAAACAAACCAAAGATATTATTTACTAGATGAAGCAATTCTTGAAATTAAATCTGTTGATATGGAAGGCGCTGATGGAAGTGCAGACCATGTTAATATACCTAAATTAATTGGTAGACCTATAAGAAGGGACTTAACATAATGGCTGGAACTTATGTAGATAATTGGAGCAATAGATATGCTACTAATCAGTGGGTATGGTGGACTGAAAGAGATGCTGTAGGAATTGCTAAGTTTAATCCTAATTCAGAGAAATTTACATCTCCAGCTGCAGCTCAAGATGGTAAAAAGATTACTCTTTTTTATTATAAGAAAGCAGATTTATTTAAAGAGCCTTCTGCTGTAGATTCTGAAGGAGCTTCAACTTTTTCTTGGACTGCTACAAGCAATTTTCCAGGACAGTTTCATGACTATTTAGTCGCTAAGGCAATAGCGCTTGGATATGAAAAGAAACCAGAGGGAATCCAATTGGCTCAATATTTTAATGAAAAATTTGAAAAAGGTGTAAGAGAAGGAAGAGCTTATGCGTATAGAGCTAGAGCAGGGACAGTTAAATATGTTAAACCAGTGGATTTCTAATGGCGATAAATACAACAGCATATGATTGGTCAGCGAATAATTTCGGTCTTGCGGAATGGGATGATATTTCTTGGGCTTTTAACGAGCTTGGCGCGGGTCAATTCTTTGACTCCTATCTGGCTGATAACTTTACGCCTTATGATTCTCCTGACGATTTTGATTATACAGCAGTATCTGCTGCAACAGCTCCTACATTGAGTACGGTATCAGCTGCTGGCTCACCTACTTTTACAGCATTAACTATAGGCTCAACTAGTTATAGCGATCAATCGCTAAGTACTCCTACATTTACGGATGTAGTTATAATGGGAGAAAATTAATGGGTACATTATCAGCCCCAAATAAAATTAAAGATGTTTATACGAAACTTGTCTTTAAAGGTACTGATGGGAATCTATATATAGACAACGGAAGTGCAGATGTATTAATACAGAGTCTGCCATTACAAGGAGTGTCCACAGGGACAAGTGCTCCAACTTCTGATGTCAGTGAGGGCGATCTTCACTATGATTCAGATAATGATGTTTTTTATGTTCGAGATGAAGACTCTTGGAATGAAGTCCTTGTAGCTGGAGTCTCTACACTTAACGGTGGAACATTTACTTAATAGGAGATAAGCATGGCTAATAGAATACAAATTAGACGCCATAGTGATAATAGTGATACAGACCCACCAGGTAGTTTACTTACTGGTGAACTTGCACTAAATCAAGCTGATAAAAAACTGTATGTAGGCCGTCATAATGGTAGTAATGTAGAAATATTCCATTTACCAACTCTTCAGGATATAACCTATGGAAATGGTATTAGTGGAACTGTAGCTTCTGGTAGTAACGATAACTCTTCAACCTTAGCAGTAGACTTAACTGACTCTAATATCTTTGGAAATACAACTAGAAAAGGTATAGTTCAGATGAGTTCTGATAATTTTGCAGAATCTTCTGGTGTAATTACAATCAAAGATAATGGAGTTATTCTTGGTACAGAGACTACAGGAAATTATGTTGCAAGTCTTGTAGCTGGTACAGGTATAACTGTAGGCTCAGCAAGTGAGGGGGCTACTCCAACGGTAGCTATTGACACAAGCTCAAGTCCCACAGTAGCTGGAATAACTGCAGATGATGTAAGAATTGGTGTAACAGCTGCAAACGAAATTGATACTGCAAGTGGAAATCTTGTATTAGATTCTGCAAATGGTACAGTATCAGTTGATGACAATTTAACTGTTACTGGAAACTTGACAGTTAATGGAACTACTACGACGGTTAATTCGACAACGGTCACAATTGATGATCCAATTTTCACTTTAGGTGGAGATTCGGCCCCAGGTTCAGATGACAACAAAGACAGAGGTATCTTAGGTCAGTACTACGATAGTAGTGCTAAAAAGATGTTCTTTGGTATGGATGATAGTAATTCTCATAGATTTACTTATATTCCAGTTGCTACTGAATCTACTGGTGTCATATCTGGATCAGTTGGTGATTGTCAGTTCGCAACAGGTTATTTTACAGCTATCAGTGGTGCAGCTATTGATGGCGGAACATTCGACGATTAGGAGTAATCATGGCAAATACTATCAAATTAAAGAAGGATGGCACGTCTGGTGGAGAACCTACAGTTAATTCTGATGCCGCAGAGACTAGCAATGGCTTGGCTGCGGGTGAAGTCGCTATTAACTACCGTGACGGAAAACTTTATTATGCTAAATATAATGGTTCCACTTATTCCAGGAATTATTTTCCAGATAATGATAATGTTCAAGGAGATGCGACAGCTTTGGCTATCGCCCTAGGCTAGTGTATGG